TTCATGGTGATCTCTGTTAGTTGACTGCACTATTAACACCCGGAATAGGCGCTAAACGATGCCCCCCGTTAGAGGGGCAACTAACTCATTAGTGCGGGGGCTTTGCGGTGCGTTTAGGTTCTACCTTTGCCCGGTCTGGGTTCGGCGCTTGCCTAGGCTATCGCGCAGCTAATCCCGCACGTCTTCAAAAGAACGTTTGTTTGATCCCGTAAACGCTCAGGCCAACCGACACTCCACATCAAACGCTAGCAAGCACTACGCTTAAGAAGCCCACCGATCGTGCATACGCACTACTAGGTGGCAAGGGATAGCAACACAGGCATGTTCCCCTTCCGCTCTTGCTAACATCTGTCCAACGTTCCCCCGATAGAGCTTTGATGACTAGGCACGCCAATGCACCTAGTTACCTGCCGCTTTAGGAGAGCGCTGTTAGACGCTTCACTTCGATTGACCCTAGCGTCGCTAGGCTGGCATATCCACCTTGGGCACTAGGCCGCTTAGGTGTTCCAGTTAACCCCCGGCTTTGCCTACCGGGGTAGGGGAGCTAACTTCGCCGCCCTACACTAACATGATGAGACGAACCAAGGCACCCCGAGGCACCCCCGGACACCCCCCCGGGCACCCCAAAACTCGGGTCGAGACCCCCCCACCCCCTCTCTGTCGCTTTTGCGCGGTAGCAAGGTCAAAAAGGACTCTTACACCTCTCTGTAAGACTGGATAGTACCCCGCCAAACGAGCTAACGCAACACCCCGCAAACAAAAACTATCTAACACCTAACTGTTACACTCGCGCCACATGTCCAAGAAACCCGCCGATGTCCAAGCCCGGATTCGCCAGCACCGCCTAGATGCTGCCGAGCTGGCCGCTGCCGTGCTGCCGCAGCAGGTAGAAGAGCTAGCGATGCAGTTCAACATCACAGACGACCCTGAGATAAAGCTGAAGCTGCACCGGGAGCTGAAGGACACCGCCGCCTCGCTAGAGGAGAAGAAAACGGCGGACAACTTCCGTGCCGTACTCCTGCCACTTGCCGCCCAGTGGCTTGGCCAAGTCAGTGCCGACCCTACCGAGCCCGCGCCCGCGCCCCCCGTCATCGAGGTACGCCGAGGCACCGACCCCGCCAAGATCGAAGCTGCCCAAGAAGTAGCCGACGAGGTGGTGCCCGCCTACGAGCCTGCGAAGTCCAAGACGCCAGACATGTTCGCCCTGCTGCTGGAGTCTGTCCGTGAGCTATGAACCCAGCCCAACGGGCGAGCTGTTCCTGGCGGATCGCACCTTCATAAAGGGCGTGCTCGGGCCGGTAGGTGGCGGCAAGTCCACGCTAGCGTTGATGGACCTGCTGTCCAGGGCTGCGCAGCAGACCCCGTTCAACGGCCTGCGGCGCACCAAGTTCGGTGTCGTGCGCAACACTGCCGCGCAGCTCAAAGCGACTGTGAAGCCGCTGATAGACGAATGGCTGGTGACGATTCCGGTGGAGTCAGGCGGCTCGGCCACGGGCGAGTGGCGTATCACGGACAACACGTTCGAGATTCAACTGCGCTTGCCAGACGGCACACGGATGCACACGGAGCTGTGCCTGCTCGCTGCGGACACCCCAGACGACGTGCGCCGCCTGCTCTCGCTGCAGCTCTCCGCTGCCTGGGTGGAAGAGGCTCGCGAGATCGACGAGGAAGTGTTCAAGGCGCTGCTTGGGCGGGTAGGGCGGTTCCCCTCGAAGGTGGCCGGTGGCGTGGCCTACCCAGGCGTGATCTTCTCGACCAATGCCCCGATGCTGGAGACGTACTGGCACAACATGATCGTGAACCCGCCTACCAACGCGGCCATCTTCATCCAGCCGGAGGCTATTGATGCGGATGGCAACGTGAACCCGCTAGCCGAGAACCTGCGCTTCCTGGACGAGAACTACTACCCGAACTTGATCGCGGCAAACTCGGAAGAGTGGCTGGACGTGTACCTGCGCAACAAGTTCGGTGCGGGCAACGCGGGGCAGGCGGTTTACAAATCGACGTTCAAGAAGTCGTTCCACATCAGCAAGGAACATCTGGTGCCGATGACCGGCACGGTCTACCCGCTGATCGTCGGCATGGACAACGGGCTGCAGGCTGGCGCGGGTATCTTGCAGCAAGACCCCCGAGGTATCGTGAACCTGCTGGGGGAGTGCTTTGTGCCCGCCCACGAGACGATGGGCGTCGAGACGTTCATGGACCGGCTGCTGATCCCGTACTTGAACAACAAGTTCAAGGCAGGGCGAGACAGGTACGTGTTTGTGCTCGACCCGGCTTGCTTCCAGCGCTCCCAGGTGAACGAGGCGACCATTGCCCAGGCAGTGATGGCCCGGGGGTTCCACGTCGTGAAGGCCAGCACCAATGACCCAGAAAAACGGCAGGCGGCGCTTGAGGGGCTGCTGAACCGCGCAGTGGACGGAGGCCCAGGGTTTCGCATCGACCCCAGGCTCAAGCACATCGCTGACGGGCTGGAGTGGGGGTTCAGGTTCAAGAAGGCCCCGCATGGCCAGCTGTCCACAACGCGGGACAAGACCCACCACAGCCACACAATCGAGGGGCTGGAGTACGCCGCGCTGCATGTGAATGCCAAGGTGTCGGGGGACGGGTTCTCACCGTTCAGGACAAAGGCCCGCGAGGTCAGGCGGTCGACCCATGTGTATGTGTGAAGTTAGGACTCACTACCTCAAGGTCTAACGTGTTAGACTAAGCTACAAGCCGTATTCCGGCCAAGCGCTCCTATGTTCGCCACCGGTCTTCCCGCCCCATCTACCTCTGCCGTACCCGCCCCCCAGGTGTCTAATCTCGGGGGCATCATGCGTTTTGGCAACATTGACGCCGCTAACGCACAAGGGGCTGATCCGCTGCCTAAGCCAGACGATGGCCAGGGGCAGGCGATGATTCAGGGCCTCGCTGGGCACATCAGAAACTTTTGGACGCAGGCGAACGCAGCGCGAACCGTAGTGGAGCAGGACTTGCTCGAATCGCTCCGGGCGCGAAAGGGTGAGTACACCCCCGCCAAGCTACAGCTAATCCAGGAGCAGGGGCAACCGGGCATCTACATGATGGTCGGAGCCGCGAAGATGCGCCAAGTCGAGGCCCTCCTTCGGGACGTGCTGATGGGTGCGGGCACTGAGAAGCCGTGGACAGCGTCACCGACGCCCGTACCCGACTTGCCCCCCGCCCTGGTAGAGCAGCTGGTCGCCCAGCTGACGGGCGAGATCGAGCAGGCTGCGGCCTCTGGGTTCCCGCCGTCTATGGAAGCCGCCCAGGCCCGGTTGCGTGCAATGCGCGACGAGCTGGGGCCGCTGCTGGTGGAAGAGGCCCAGAAGAAGTGCGAGGCGATGGAGCTGAAGATGGAAGACCAGCTGCTGGAGGGGGGGTTCACTCTGGCGCTGGATCAGTTCATCACGGACTTGGCGACATTCAAAACCGCGTTCATCGCGGGCCCCATCGTGCGCAACAAACCGCAGCTGAGCTGGGGCGAGTTTGGCGACATGGTGGTCGAGACGAAGCTGTGCCTAGAGTGGGAGCGGGTCGACCCGTTTGACGTGTACCCGGCACCGTGGGCGTCTTGCCTGACGAAATCTCCGTTCATCCGCAAGCACCGCCTGACCCGGCAAGGGCTGAACGAGATGGTGGGCGTTGAGGGCTTCAACGAAGAAGCGATCCGGGGGGTGCTGGCGCAGTATTCGCACAGCGGCCACCGCGAGTGGAGCAACGTCGACGCGCAGAAGGAAGTTGCTGAAGGCAAGATCAGGACCAGCACAACCGAGTCGGGGCTGATCGACGCGCTGCAGTATTGGGGCTCGGCCAGTGGCCAGACACTGTTGGACTGGGGCATGCCCAAGCAGCAGGTGCCAGACGCCACGAAGGAGTACCAGATCGAGGCTTGGTTGATCAACCACGTCGTGATCAAAGCAGTGTTGAACGCTGACCCGCTGGCGCGCAGGCCGGTGTACCACGCAAGCTTCCAGATGGTGCCCGGGCAGGTCTGGGGCGAGAGCCCGTACGACTTGCTGCGCGACTGCCAGGACATGTGCAACGCAGCGGCTCGGTCGCTGGCGGCTAACCTGGGCATCGCCTCGGGGCCGCAAGTGGCGATCATCTCGAACCGGCTCCCCGCGGGTGAGGACGTGACGGAGATGCGGCCCTGGAAAATCTGGCAGTTCGAGTCCGATCCAATGGGCTCGACGGCAAAGCCCATTGAGTTCTTCCAGCCGCAGAGCAATGCGCAGGAGCTGATGAACGTGTACGAGCGCTTCAGTGCGCTGGCTGACGAGTACACCGGTATTCCGCGCTACATGTCTGGCTTCGGGGGCGAGGGCGCAGGGAACACAGCGTCTGGCATGTCGATGATGATTGGCAACGCTTCGAAGACGATCAAGCAGGTGCTGGGCACGATTGACACCTATGTCCTGGTGCCGATGATTGACCGCCAGTACTACTACAACATGCGCTATGGCGATGACCCAGAGCTGAAGGGCGACATCAAGGTCGTTGCTCGCGGAGCTGCATCGCTGCAAGCGAAAGAGGCCGCACAGGTTCGCACGCACGAGTTCTTGCAGGCGACGGGCAACCCGATTGACATGCAGATCATCGGCCTGGAGGGCAGGGCAGAACTGCTTCGCCACGCGGCTAAGAACCTGGACATGAACACGAACAAGGTGGTTCCGTCCGTGGCCGTATTGAAGCAGCGTGAAGCCCAGATGCAGGAGCAGCAGATGGCGCAGATGGGTCAGGGAGCGCCAGGAGCGCCGAGTCAAGCGCCGAGTCAAGGCCCAGGCCAGGGCAACCAGCCACCCGGCAACCAGCCCAGCCAAAAACCGGGGCGCAACCTGATGAACGGTGCGCCTGAGTCCGACCACTTTACACAGAAGGCCCAGTAATGTCCCAGTTCTATATTGCCGCCCAGGAAGCCGTTGCCTCCGTCACGGGCACAGAGCTTCCGTCAGCGTCGTCTGTCCGGGGCTTGTACGTGGGCGTGGGTGGCACAGTGATCGTGACGACCCGGGCTGGAACGGTCACTACGTTCCTGAACGTGCCTGCGGGGACGATCTTGCCGGTGTCAGCCCGACGCGTCGAGACGGGCACCACGGCCACTAACATCGTAGCGCTCTACTAAGCCCCTGCCGGTACATATATGACAATCGTAAAAAACCTTTTGCGTGGCCCCGGTGGTATCACTAGCTGGGACGAAGACGGCACAAGCTTTACCGTGACCCGAAATGCGGCGGGCGTCCCGCTGACGATCCAGTCCCAGCGGGGCCGGTGGGTAGAGCAGCCGTATGTGTTTACATACGACGGCGCTGGGCTTTTCACGGGGCTGACGGGGGACGTTGACTCCGTCATGCTAGCTACCATCCTGGCGGATGCAAGCCGGGCACCTAACGTGCCCGTAGTCGGTACTGTGGCGCAGGCTGCGGCTTTCCCAGGCTTGGTGTCAGGGGGCGGGATTGTTGCTGCTGCGTCTGGTGATGCAACGGGCGCGTTTGACACGGCAATCATCCAAGCAGCGATTGACTTTGTTTCGGCCGCAGGCGGCGGCGTTGTGAAGCTGGCGACAGCGTGCGTGTATCAACTGAGGGCAGAGCGCCGCATCGACTCAGATACGGCTTGGTTTTGCTTGCAGGCAAAAAGCAATGTCACGCTTGATTTAAATGGGTCGGAACTCCAGCTAGTTTCAAGTACCTGTGTTTCCGGCGCCAACAACTACGGCGGGCATTTGATTTACGGCGTGGCCGTTACTCACTTCACTGTAGAAAATGGGATTTTGAACGGCAATCGCCAAAACTTCACACAAATCCCATTTGCTGGCGGCGTGACCGTGGACGGACTTACCATCTTGGACGGCGAGGTGGGTAACGGTGTAAAAGTACGGAATGGTTCGACGCATGTAACTGTCCGCAATAACACCGTGAAGAATTGCATTTATCACGGCGTATTGGCCGTACAAAACTCGTCCTCTATCAAAGTTGAGCAGAATAGAATTCTCTCGAACGGGTATCGGGCTTTTCACTACAACGCGACCGATGCGGTTCCCGTAACAAACAGCAATTTTTGCCTGAACTATGTAGAAGGAAACGGGGCGAGCGCAGATAACAGCTCGAATTCTGGCGTGTTTATCGCACTCGGCGCGGTGTTCAATATCTCTTGCACGAACAACATCATCAAAGACGAGAAGTTCGATGCAATATCAGTGACAGGGCCAAGCGCGGCGACCGTCAAGGCCAGCAAGATTCTGATTGCCAACAACATCATCAGCGGCTCGTCTGCGGCGATCACGCTGGTTCAAGCAGGCTCTAGCCTCTCCGTATTGGGCAACGTGATGCGCGGCAACGGCGGAACCATGTCGAACATCGGCATCCGCTCCAGCAGTTGCAAAGGCGTCATCATCCATGGCAACACGATAGAGCGGTACGGGCGCGGCATCAGCCTGGACACGGCGGGCACTAAGGACGTTTTGATTCAGGGCAACAACATTACAGACTGTGATGTGAGCGGCATCTACGCAGGCACCGCCGCAATGTCTGGAATATCAATTCTCGGCAATACCATTTCAGACTGCGGGGTTAGCGCTGGCAGCGTGAATTCACAAGCCATCTACCTTGAGGGGACGATGAATGGCTGCTCAATACTTGGTAACGTGATTTCACGAACCAAGGGAAATGCAACGCTATTGAGCGCGTTTAATAAGGGGTCGATTCTCGGCAATATTTACCACGACAACTATGACGGCGTTAGCGGCGGTCGAGGCAAGGCCATTTGGTTGCTTGGTACAAGCGACAACGTGCGCATCTCAAATAATATGTCGATGAATCAGAACGTGGTGAACAACATCACTCAGTTTGAAATTGCAGCAACCTGCACAAATATCAGCGTCACAGAAAACTATTCGCAGGGCACGGCCGCGAATCAATACACAGCGGCAACTGGTGCGACCGGGCGGGCCTACGGAAACACTGGCGGCGCATCCTGGCCTGTCGGCTTCATCACCGGCTCTGCGGCCCTGTAATTCAAGCCCCTGCCGGTAAGTATTGAAATCCACTCACCTATGCCCCACCCCCCATGATCCCTCCACAAACACCCCCATTTGACACACAGCGCGGCGGTGACTTGCTGCGTATCGAGCACAAAGTTGACCGACTTTCTGACGCTATCGAAAAGTTAGTATTGATTGAAGAGCGGCAAACAACGCAAGGCGGGCGCATCAACTCAGTCGAGCAACGCACGACCGCGCTTGAACTGGCAGTCCGCACAACCGACTCCAAAGTTGATAAGTGGGTCAACCGGGGCATTGGTGTCTGGGCATTCGCCGCTGCTTTATACGCATTGTTAAAAACAGTGCGGGAGTTTGCATGAACCTGACCCAGCAACTCCGCCTGGAAGAAAGCGTAGAAAAGTCAGCCTATCAGGACTCTCTCGGTTTTTGGACGATTGGCGTGGGCCGTTTGATCGACGCACGCAAAGGCGGGGGCCTGTCAGACAAGGAAATCAACTACCTGCTGGCCAACGACATTGAGTCCAAGACGCTGGAGGTGGTCAAAGCACTGCCTTGGTTCTACAACCTCAATGAACCCCGGCAGGCTGTAATCCTAGGCATGGCATTCCAGCTGGGTACCAACGGGATGCTGGGGTTCAAGACAAGCCTGGGGCATATTCGAGGTGGACGCTGGGACTTGGCGCACGACGGCATGCTGGACAGCGCCTGGGCCAAGCAAACCCCGGCGCGGGCAAACCGCATGGCGGATCAGATGCTGACGGGTGAATGGCAGGTGGCCTGACATGGACGAACTCAAATCGCTGCTGGCAAAAGTAGCCCCCTGGATGGCCGCAGCTGCAGGAGGTCCAGCTACCCTAGCAGCCCAAGCCATCAAGACGGCTGCAGAGGCTTTGGGGGCTTCTGGGGCCACAGCTCAAGACGTAACCAATGCCCTGTTAGGAGCTACACCTGAACAGGTATCTGCACTCCAAGCTGCTGATAAAGAGCTTGAGCTGCGGATGAAGTCCATTGGGTTTGCGAACATTGAAGCCATGGAGTCTTTTGCTTCTGCAGACAGGGCCAATGCACGGCAGCTCCAGGCTAGCACCAGCTCGAACATCCCGGCGTTGCTTACCTGCTTTGTTGTTGGGTCGTTCACCGCAACGCTGGTGTTGCTGATGGTCTTCGACGTGCCCGCAACAAACAGGGACATCGTCGTGTACATGATCGGGCAGTTGAGCGGGGGGTTTACCAGTGCTCTCGCCTTCTGGTTGGGCACGACAAGAGACAGCGGTGTTAAAACGCAACTGCTGGCGAAAGCCATGCCGGTGAAGACAGACTAACATGTTGGGTGCGTGCTATCTAACACGCGCACTCGGTACACAGACTAGGAGCCCACATGGCCACAAAATCACCATTCCCGTTCCCCGGCAAGAAAGCCGCCCCCTTCGAGAAATCGAAAGCTGACAAAGAGCCCAAGGGTATGAAAGAGGGATCGAAGAAGGAGGAAGCTCTGGACAAGAAGCAAGCAAAGAAGTTCCCGCCTGCAAAGCGTAAGTAGTCCAGCGCCGTATGGCGAATGAGCTAGAGCTTTTACGGTACGTCTGTACCGACCGAGGGCTACGGACATGGCTGGAGTCAGAGCGCGACAGAGCCCGCAAGGTGCTCCTCGAAGCGCTCGAACCCAACCTGTTGTTTCGCGCCCAAGGTGAACTCAGACAAATCGAACGTCAAATAAATCTGTTAGACAAGTCTAAATAGACGCGTAAGACGATAGTAAGTGCTAACATCCGTTAGCGGTCACCCACGCCTCGCTCTTACAGAGCAGCTAAAGGAACGATCATGGCAATACCCAAAGCAATCCAACGGGATTTGGCCCGTGCAGAAGCTCTCCAGCAGTCTCTCAGCTCTCCCCAGGATTCCCCGGCTTTCGCCCCGGAATCCGCACCCGGCGAGTTGTTCAGCGCCCCGGAGCCTGCGCCCGCCGCACCGGTCTACGCACCGGCCCCCGTAGCCCCGCAAGACTCGACCAACTGGGAACAAAAGTTCCGTACCGTTCAAGGCATCCTGAACGCTGAAGTGCCCCCGCTGCGCGCAGAGAACAAAGCGCTCGTCGGCAGGCTCGCTCAGCTGGAAGACCAGATGCGCGCCGTCTCGGACAACGTCCGCAAGACCGCCGAGCAGTCAAAAGCCGTGGAGGTTGACCCCCGCGATTCGACTGCCTTCGGTGATGACTTGATGGAGATGGTGCAGCGCTACGTGACCCGTGCCCTGGAGGCAATGCGCAGCGAGTTCACACAACATGTGGGCTCGTTTGAGCAGCGAGTCGGCGCGCTGGAGTCACAGCTGACGGGCGTTAGCCGGAAGGCAGAAACATCGCTTGAGCAGGCGTTTTACGCCGACCTGGAGCGTGCAGTACCAGACTGGCAGGCGATCAACTCGTCTGAACGCTGGCTCGCTTGGCTGGGGACGAAAGACCCCGTGTACCAGCTAGCCCGTCAAGCAGCCCTGGACTCGGCACACCAGCGTATGGATGCCCAGCATGTCGCCAGCATCTTCAAAGAGTTCAAAGGTGCAGTGCCGCCCCGTGAGTCGCTGAACGACCAGCGCAACCCGGCCACTGTGTCTGCAGGTGCTGCCCTACCCGCAGCAACGGGCGCGAAGCCAATCATCCGTCAGTCTGAGATTCAGGCGTTCTACACGGACTTGGCCAGGGGCCGTTATCGAGGTCGTGAAGCCGAGGCTTCCCGGATCGAGGAATCCATCAATCTAGCCGCCTCTGAAGGCCGGGTCCGATAAGACCTAGCCGGGGCGGCGACAGCCAAGGAACATTCAAGTGTCTCTTATTACCGCCGCTCCTGTTACCCCCGTTGGCAGTGTTTACAACACGACCCCCGCCTACTCTGGTAGCTTCATCCCGACCCTGTGGTCGGCCAAGCTGAACGCCAAGTTCTATGCCGCTTCGACCTTCGTGGACATCTGCAACCACGACTGGGAAGGCGAGATCAGCGAGATTGGTGACAAAGTCATCATCAACAACATCCCCGACATCGTCATCAAGGACTACGTGGCCGGTGCCAACTTGTCCTATGACACGCCGAAGCCGAACACGCTGGAGATGTCAGTTGACCGGGGCAAGTACTTCGCGTTCAACGTCAACGATGTGCTGGCAATGCAGTCCAAGCCTGCGCTGATGGACATGTTCTCGGCGGATGCCGCCCAGCAAATGAAGGTCACGATGGACGCAACGTGCCTGTACCGCACGCTGTTGAGCGGTGACGTGTCGGCCAGCAACCGGGGTTCTAATGCTGGCAAGCGTTCGTTCGGCTTTGACCTGGGCATTGATACCGCGCCGGTGACGTTGCTGGTGTCTAACGTGCTCCAGAAAATCTTGGAGATGGCCGCAGTGCTGGACGAGCAGAACGTGCCTGAGTCGGGCCGCTGGCTGTTGATTGACCCCCTGACCCGCACGCTGTTGCTGCAGTCGAACTTGGGTCAAGCGCAGATCACGGGCGACGACAAGTCGATTGTTCGTAATGGCCTGATTGGTCTGATCGACCGCTTCAAGGTCTACGTCACCAACCAGCTGCCGTACAAGGCCGCAGGCGCGTCGGTCTGGACTTCGGGCAACGCTGATGAGGCTTCAATCTTTGGTGGCTCGCATGGCGTCCGTGCCCGCGTCCTGGCCGCAGGCCACACCAGCGGTCTGAGCTTCGCGGCCCAGATGAGCAAGACTGAAACCTTGCGCAACCCCACCGACTTCGGTGACTTGGTTCGCGGCCTGCAGATTTTCGGCCACAAGGTCACCAAGGGTGACTCTGTCGTCGCCGCCATCGTCAAGTAATCAGGAGGATTTGAAATGTCTCAAGGCTTTATGTTTGGCCGCAACGACGGTAGCGTCGATGTGATCGTGCCAGTGGGCACCGTACTGGCAACGGCTGCGCTTCTGACTGGTGGTGTCAATACCGTCACCGCTGCAGCCGGTGCTGTCGCAGTAGTCCTGCCGTTGAATACGGCTCAAGGCAACTCCATCGCTGTGTACAACTCGGCGGCTACCGCCGTCACGTTGACGGTGTTCCCACCGACTGCGCTGGGTCGTATTTTCCCCGGCGTGGCAGGTGCTGCCTTCTCGGTAGCGCAGAGCAAGACGGCGCTGTTTATCCCCCTGGCAAACGGTTTGGACTTTGTCGCTGTCCTGTCTGCTTGATAACTGTCTAACATGTTAGACTAAGCCCGGCCACAGAGCCGGGCTTTTTTAATTCGGAACACCATGCCTACTATTCTCGCAAGTGCCATCATCAACAAGGCCAAAGTGCTGCTCCAGGACACGACCAACGTGCGCTGGACAGACCTTGAACTTTTAGGCTGGCTCAATGACGGGCAGCGGGAGGTGGTGATTTTGCGGCCTGACTCTACGTCCAAGATCGCAGTACTGGCACTGGTCACCGGGACGCGGCAAACGATACCGGCAGATGGCAGCAGCATCTTGCGCGTGGTGCGCAATATGAACGGCGGTTCTGCAGGGCGGGCTATTCGGCATGTGCCCATGGAGCTGCTGGATTCAAGCCTGCCTGACTGGCATACAACAGCCACAAACGCGGTGGTCCAGCATGCAGTCACTGACATACGCATGCCTAAAACTTTCTACGTGTATCCGCAAGCAACAGTCGCGGTCAACAGCGTAGAGATTCTGTACTCCGCTTTCCCCACTGATGTGTCGGCGGTAAGTAACACCATTTCTGTCGACGATATTTTTGCAACGCCTTTGATCGACTATGTTTGCTTCCGGGCATATCTGAAGGACCAGGACTTGGCGGGCAACTCTGAGCGTGCCGCTGGGCACCGCTCCCTGTTCATGGAAACCATGTCGGGTAAGAGCCAGTCCGACGCAATCGTCAATGCTTCCAAGGTCAACGTAAAGGGTTGAGATGGCTACGCTCCGCGATTTCGCGGTGTGGGTCACGCAACACACCCCCGCCGCCGCCGACACACTGATTGAGCAGGGTATTCAGCGCGCAGCGCGAGACTTTGCGCGCCGCACGAATATCCTCCAGCTGCACATCGTGCCAACGCTGGGGGTAGCCCCAGAGTTCAACTTGACTGTTCCAGCTGACACGGATATTTCTCGTATTCTGTCCGCAGGCTGGGGTACTCGTAACCTGCAACTAGCGGCAGTCGGGGACATCCGTGCCCCAGCTGCGCACGCGTCAGCCACCATTCTGTTAACCCCACCATCTGGCCCGCCGACAACGCTGTACCAGAACAGCCCGACAGCGCAGACGGTGCGCTTGTGGCCGATGCCGTCCGCCGCCGACATGGCCGCAAACCCTTTCTTTGTCGTCGCAGCCGTTGCGCCGACAAGCGACGCGGTGGTGTTCAATGACATCTTGCTTGACGACTACAACGATGCCATCGCAGCGAGCGCCATCGCGTGGATCATGCGCATCCCCGGGCAGGTATTCACCAACCCAGTCGCGGCGCGTGACTTCCATGCGGAGTACGAAGCGGCGGTAGTGAGCGCCCGGCGCGATTCCCGCGTGGGCCGAACCCAGACATCACAGCGCGTACAGCCCAGGCGGTTCGCGTGAAGATCGAGGTCACCTCGTTCTCCGGCATGCGCCCAATGGCAGCAGCGCACCTACTCAACCCGGGCGAAGCGGTACTGGCACGAAATACCTATGTGCGTAGCGGCGCGCTGCGCCCGCTGCCACAGGTGTCAGCCGTCGTCACAGCACTCACTTCGGCGTCGCCGATCAAGTCGGTGTACCGTTTTGGACAGGCGAGTACCGACCCCACGCAGTTCTGGTTTCAGTCCGGGGATGAGGCGAACTTTGTCCGCGGCCCCATTGACGGCGACACGGAAGAGACAACCTTCTTCACCGGGGTACTGGCCTACCCCGCCAAGACGCGCTCGTCCATCGCTACCGCCTCTGCGCCCTACCCAAGCGGCACATTCCGTATGGGCCTGCCGCAACCGGCAGCGCCTATCGCCACAGTCAGCGGCACGGCCACCGTCAGCACCTCCCCTGTGGAGGTCTTCGCCTATGTGGTGACCCTGGTGTCTACCTGGGGCGAAGAGAGCCAGCCGTCCCCGCCGTCGAACCTCGTCTCTGTGCAGCTTGGCCAGACAGTGACGCTGACAACGGGCACCAGTGCGGCAGGTGAGTACCCGCTAAGCACAGGTGCCCGTAAGCGCATCTACCGCTCGGCTACAGGCTCTACAGGCACTGCACGGTACTTGTTGGTCAACACGTCCGACTCGATGGCGCTGACAGCGGGCGCATACGCGGACACCGTGCAGACCTCTGCCCTGGGTGAAGCCCTGCGGTCTAAGGGCTGGGCTGAGCCGCCCACAAACATGCAGGGCTTGGTCAGCATGGCGAACGGCATCATGGCGGGCTTCAGTGACTCCACCGTGTGCTTCTGCGAGCCGTGGACGCCTCACGCGTGGCCCGTGCGTTACCAGCAGTCCGTCAACTCCCCCGTGGTGGGGATGATGGCGTTCGACCAGTCTCTACTAGTGGCCACGAAACGGGGCATGTACGTGTTCACGGGTGCTGACCCCGCCGCGATGTCGAACGAGCGGCTTTCAGTCCCGCACACGGTCGTATCGAAGCGGTCCATGGTGGCGATGAACAACGGCGTGATGTTCGCCACCGGCTCGGGCATCGGGTTCATCAGCTCAGCGGGCTTTCAGATGATTTCTGCTGACCTGCTGACGCGCAAGCAGTGGCAGGCATACGCACCGGCAACGATGCACGCCTACGAGTCCGAAGGCCGATACCTTTGCTTCTACGACAACGGGACGAAAGCGGGGCTGGTACTGACCCTGGGGTCTGCCCCCAGTTTCTCGGAAACGTCGATCTACGCCACTGCGGGGTTTCGTGACCCCACACTGGACGTGCTGTTCCTGTGCGTCGACGGCGGCGGCTCCACGCGCAACATCGTGAAGTTCGACGACGCATCTAACGGCTCAAGCACGATGGTCTGGCTGTCAGGCGAGTTCGTCCTGGATAGCGCCGCCAACATGGGCATTGCACGAGTCGACTGCGAGGGCACCACACAGTTCGAGCTGCTGGCCGATGGTGTCGTCAAGTATTTGTTAACAGGTCTGTTGGACAAGACCCCGTTCAAACTTCCGTCAGGCTACAGGTCGTACCGGTACCAAGTACGCCTGACGGGTATTAATGGCGTGCGTGGTTTTGCGCTCGCTGACTCTATGAGGAGCCTCATCGGTGGATGAAGACCAACTGCATGCGCGGGTCATTGCCGAACTGGCGGACGGCGCTGACCTGAACCGGGGCGCTCAGCTGCCGGGTATCCCCTCGGCGGATGAAGACGTGCGCTCGCTGAGCAAGACAGTGCGCGCTATGAAAACAGTCGTGGACACGTTGACGGGCTCGGCAGGCTCGGTGCTGGACAAGGCCCCCACGCTTCGAGAGCTGATCCTCAGTGGCGCATTGAACCTGACTTCTACCAGCCTTGGGGGCGGTGTTGGGTCTAGTACGACTACCGTGATTACAGGCTCAGGCGGCGGCAGTGGCGGGGCACTTGGCGACAGTCGCCCCTACATTTTGCCCCCGCCAACCCCAACAGCGCTGGCAGCCACGGGCATGTACAACAGCGTGTTCTTGACATGGTCACTGAGCCCATACCGGAACCACGCGTTCAACGCGGTGTTGCGCGGGACAACGAACAACCCCGCTACCGCAATAGAGATAGGCACCGCTGTCGACAACCAGTACATCGACACGGCGGCAACGGCTAGCGTGCTGTACTACTACTGGGTGCGTGCGGTGGGGTATGACTCCAGCGGGGCGTCGGCGTCGGGGACGTTGAGTACCTTTGCCATGGGTGGTCGGCAGATGATCGGCACGTCGGACTTGGGGCCGTTGATCGTTGAGGCCACGAACCTGAAAGACGGGAGCATCAGCGCGGCAAAACTCGCGGACCTCGCTATCGGCGCTACGAAGTTTGCCAGCGGTATCGAGCCGGTCACTATCGTCACGGGCTTGCTACCAACGACCAAGAGCACGAGCACGATCTTTTGGACTGACGGGAAGCTGTACCGCTGGAATGGAACTGCGTACACGAAGGTAGTTGATGCCACAGACATTGCGGCAAACAGCATCACAGCGGGGCAAATTAAAGCCGGGGCTATCGGTGCAGACCAGATCGCTGCTGGGGCCATCTCGACTGGCAAGCTGCTGGTGACCGGGCAGGGTAGCGCACTCAACGCAGACCCGAACACTCAAGACGCTGCGAGCTGGGTTGGGGGTACGTTAACCACTGTCGTCGATGCTACTTCCCCGACAGGGCGGGCCTTGGAGATCACCTCAACGGGCGCAACAACCGCAGAGGCAGTACGGGTGCCGATAGATGCGACGCGGAACTACCTATTGCGGATATACGCTAGGCAGGTGTCAGGCACGTCGTATTCGTACCTAGGGGTAGAGTTCACTGACGCTTCGGGGGACATCGTCCACCCAGTAGCCGGAGGCTGGTCGAGCGGGTCATACGATTATTTTGGACTGGTTAGCAGCGCCCCACCAGCTGCATATACGCCGTACCAGATTTCATTTGGGCCGGATGAACTCGCCAAAGCGCCTGTTGACGCCAAGTACGTCCGAGTCATCATTCTCGGGAACTATGTCGGTACAGGTGTTCAGCGGTTTGCGGGCATCCGACTGACAGAGAAAGCTGCTGCTGACCTGATAGTAGACGGCGCAATCATCGCCACCAAGCTTGCCGCTGGCTCGATTGCGGTGGGCACCCTCGCGGTAGAAGACGGTGCAATCCGTAACGCGCTGATCGCTAATCTCGCCGTAGACGACGCGAAGATTTTGTCGATGGCAGTGGGCAAGATGACCGCAGGCAAGCTCGCCATTGGTCAGTACATCTACAGCCAAAACTACTCTAAGAATAACGCTGGCTGGGCTATCAATGCGGACGGCACTGCAGAGTTTGGGGCTACGTCCATCCGAGGCCAACTTGTCGCCAGCCAGATCAAGGCTTGGGGCTTGTCGATCTGGAGCGCTGACGGCACACGGGAGATCATCAAGGCCGGTAACGCACTGCCAATCTCTGCTGATGTTGTGGACGCTGCGCCGGGCTGGCTGAACAGCAATGTCAAGGTCGGTGGGCGGAATATCATGCCTGGGGCCAGTACCGGCACCGGCTGGATTGGTGGCGCTGGCACAGTTATCGGGGCGGGTGAGTTTTTAATCACACGCGCTGCAGCGAGCGGCCAAGAGGATTACATCTACTCTCCGTATGTAGTCATACCAGCAGCTACTGAAATAACTATCAGTTTTGAAACTAAGCAAACAGGCAATGTTCTTAGCTGCGAAGTTTTTCTACTGCCGAATAACAACGCAGTAGAGGGCTTAGTTTATTCTGACATTCCGCTATCAAGTGGGTGGGTCAGAAAAACCATTACTCAATCAACTCCTGTTGGCTGGGTCAGCCCAGTTCGGTTTCGCTTTGACCATAACGGCGGGAATGGGTCGTCGTCAACTTTGCATGTTCGTCGCGTCAAGCTGGAGTACGGCAACAAAGCAACCGACTGGACACCGCCCGTTGAAGACGTTGCCGAAGCCACCGCAGCCGCTCAGCTCACAGCCAGCAATGCCGCCATCGCAGCATCTACTGCACAGGGTGCAGCCAACACCGCCAACGGACTGCTCGCTGATATTTCCAGCGACTCCAAGCTGACACCGGTTGAACTTGCACCTGCGCTACTAGAGTGGCACAAGGCCAATAATGAATACGATGGAATCAGAGCAGGTCTGACTAACTCCGGTACTGCTGAGTACATTGCTGCATTTACTGCACTGTCTCAGTATCTCAATGGATCGTTCACGCGAGGGATTCCAGGTTGCTTTAGTAATATGCAGGCGACTATCGGCATTGATAAATCCAACTGGGATAACGCTTGGGCTAACTATTTCTACGCCAAACAAATACTGCTTAACGCAATTGCTGCAAAGGCTGCGACAACTGCGGGCTATGCGTTTTTGTCAGGTACTCCTGATGCGGCTATCGCAAATAGCAGCATGGGTTTTGGTGCAAACCTTTGTCCTAATGCAGACTTCTCAGATGGATTGACTGGTTGGGAAATCAACTGGAACCCGGTTGGTGGAGTTGTTGGTATGGGTGGGGCAGGTGCAGACTGGGTACTAAATAGAGGTGTAGGCGATAGCACCAATACCTTATCAATCAGCCAGGATGGTGCTGATGATGGTGAGCAAAATCTTTGGACTGAAGTGATCAGCCAACCTATACCGGTAGTGGGTAGCGGACGATATTGCGTTAGCGCATACACAGGCGCACACCGTTGTTCTGTGGATGTGTTCGCATATGTCTACAACGCCGCAGGGGACAACATCCAGAACATCGGGCCAGATGTTGACCGGAATAGGGAACAGAATACAGGAGGGATAAACCTCGACGGGTACAAGCGGCACCAGCAGATAAGGATTGTCGATTCAGCTGCAAGCTATGTGCGCGTTGCTCTGCGTAAGTTTGACACAATGGCCGGTAATACAAACTCCTGGGCATTTATTACCCGCGTTGCATTTAATGAAGTCGGCGCGACTGCCACAACAGCAGGTCCGTGGTCGGCTCCAGGGGTGAGTAACTCGTCGCGTGCATCTGCATTGACTGCCGCAGCAGCCGCCGTCCAAGCACGTATTGACCTGGATCAGATCATTGGAGCGGCAAAGCTCGATGGAGTTATTACCACCACTGAGCAAAAGGCTATCAACGAGGCTACGAACAAGGCTACAGCGGCTCAGAATGAGGCAGTGCGGCTTTCAGCTATTGATTCAAAAGCAAAGGCTGATGCGGCTGCATTGACATCCACCTGGGATGGCACATCCGGGGCTGGTAAGCCTCTGACAAACGCCGGCATAGTTGTAGACCTCGGCTCAGGTACGACAGTATTCGGGCAGCGTGAGCGGAATGATATGCCCTGGGAGTATTCAACCCCTGGGAAGTATCTTCAATTCAAGGCCTCTTATGTTATCGGGCTTGCAGGTGCTGATTATTGGGCAACGCTAGAAACCACAAAGCAATACTTTAATGACGGTGGTGGCGGGCGGACAACTCAGTATGCTTATAGCGGAACTGGTACATGGCGCAGAACGTCAACAAGCTCAGACACGGGAACCTCAACTTGGACGGCTTGGGTCGTTGACCTGGACCGAAACAGCTATACGGGTGACTTGAACGCCACCGCAAACCAATCTGACGCCACGACCAATAACGCAATCGGTGTTGCTGCCACCAAAGCCACATGGGGCGCAAACATCGCCAATACCCCGACAAACTTGTCGCAACTGGTTGGCTCCGAGGGCATCCTAAACAGCGCATTAAGTCAGCAGATCATTGACGCGGCAAAAACTGCCAACTGGTCGGATGTAACGCTTAAGCCCGCTTTCGGTGCGCTGGCCACGGCAGATAACGTCGGCTGGACAGGGGTAACCGGCAAGCCCGCATTCGGAACTTTCTCGGCTCTGAGCGCGCTCACTCAGGCCAATGCCAGCACCTATATCGAGGCAGCGGCGTTTGGACTCGTGCACATCAACACTGCCACGATCACGAATCTCGCTGCACTGAGCACCTACACCGGCACGCTGACAGTTGACAGTGCGGGGT